AAGGTTTAGATGCTAACCAAAAACGTGCAGGACAGTTAGGCCCAACCGAGAAGGTAGGACCAAAAGGTGCTGTAGGCAAACTTGTTGGTGCTAATGAATCAGTCGAGCATGACCCATTAGATGATATCAAACGTCTACTAGGCAAATAAGTTATATGGTGCCGCACTTAACTGTGCGGCTTACCATATCTAAAATTTATAAAAGATAAAAATAGTTTTTCTTGTTTCGGTGATAAATAAACTTGACATTAGAGAACAGTGCCTATATACTGTATCTAGTGTTAGTCGCTTCATGGGGAAGCGGCGACAACTACAACAGACACCATGTCAATGAAATAAGGAAAAAATATTATGGCATCTTTAGCAGAAATCCGCGCACGTATTGCGGCGCAAGAAAACAAGACCCAGAACAAGGGTTCTTCAAGTCAAACAGACAACGTAATTTACCCACACTGGAACATCGATGAAGGCGCAACAGCAACAGTTCGTTTTCTTCCAGACGCAGATACTAACAACACATTCTTCTGGGTAGAACGTCAAGTTATCAAACTTCCATTCAACGGCGTCAAGGGCGACCCAAACATCAAGCAAACAATTGTGCAAGTTCCATGCATGGAAATGTATGGTGAATCATGCCCAGTTCTAGCAGAAGTTCGTCCTTGGTACAAAGATGAAACTCTTAAGGAACTTGCTAACAAATATTGGAAGAAGCGTTCATACTTATTCCAGGGCTTTGTTCGTACAAACCCACTAGCCGATGACAAGGTCCCAGCGAACCCAATTCGCAGATTTGTCATCTCTCCACAAATCTTCACTATCATCAAGTCTAGTCTAATGGACCCTGAAATGGAAGAATTGCCAACCGACTTCATGCGCGGTCTTGACTTCAACATCAAGAAGGCTTCAAAGGGTGGTTATGCAGACTATTCAACAAGTAACTGGGCCCGTAAGGAATCAGCACTAACTGAAGTAGAACAAGCCGCTATTCAAGCACATGGTCTATTCAACCTAGCAGACTTCTTACCTAAGAAGCCAAACGAAGCAGAACTCCGTGTCATTAAAGAAATGTTCGAAGCATCAGTAGATGGCAAGCCATTCGACAATGAACGTTGGGGTGCATACTATCGTCCATATGGTCTAGAGGCTCCAGCAGGCGCGACACAGGCTAAAGATGAATCACAGCCTGCTTCATCACAACCTGCAAGTTCACAATCGATTCCAGATGATGAACCACCGTTCGAAACTTCTGAACCGGTAGTTGTTCCAAAAACAACTTCAAGCGATAAAGCACAAGACATCTTAGCGATGATTCGTGCAAGACAAGGCAAGTAAGAAGCCTTAAAGGGGAGGGGTAACCCTCCCCATCTTGATAAGAGAAATTTTATGACACTACCAGATGAACGTTACCGTGCCCTAAAGCAAGGTAAAAAACTATTGGAAGAACTCTGTGACCCAGGCAAGACTCCAAGAGTTCCTAGCATCATCAGAGACCGAGCAAGAGCCGCATTGAGACATTATCCAAGTGATGTTGAACTTGAGAGAATCGCAGACCAATGCCCCGAACTGCTTGACAAAGCCTCACTTAATGATAAATTAAGAATGAAGCAAACTGCACAATAATAAATTAGGAGAATAACTTGGCGAAGCCATTTGACATCAGTAAATTCCGTAAGGATATCACTAAGGCAATCGATGGTCTTAGTATTGGATTTAACGACCCAACCGATTGGGTCAGCACAGGTAACTATGCATTGAATTACCTCATCTCTGGCGACTTTCAAAAAGGCGTACCTCTTGGCAAGGTTACAGTCTTTGCGGGTGAGTCAGGCTCAGGTAAGAGTTACATCTGTTCAGGTAACTTAGTACGACACGCACAAGAGCAAGGTATCTTTGTCGTATTAGTTGACAGCGAAAACGCACTTGACGAAGATTGGTTGAAAGCACTTGGTGTCGATACTGACGAAAGCAAGTTGCTTAAGTTGAACATGGCAATGATTGATGACGTTGCTAAAACTATCAGCGAATTCATGAAAGGTTACAAAGTAATGCCAGAAGGCGACCGCCCAAAGGTATTGTTCGTAATCGACAGTCTTGGTATGTTGTTGACACCAACTGACGTTAATCAGTTTGAAGCAGGTGACATGAAGGGTGACATGGGTCGCAAGCCTAAGGCACTGACTGCACTTGTTCGTAACTGCGTAAATATGTTTGGTTCACACAACGTTGGTCTAGTTGCAACTAATCACACTTATGCATCACAAGATATGTTTGACCCTGACGATAAGATTTCAGGCGGACAAGGCTTCATCTATGCGTCAAGTATCGTTGTCGCTATGAAGAAGTTGAAACTGAAAGAAGATGATGAAGGCAACAAAGTATCTGACGTATTAGGTATTCGCAGTGCTTGTAAAGTAATGAAAACTCGTTACGCAAAACCATTTGAAAGCGTACAAGTAAAGATTCCATACAGCACAGGTATGAATCCTTATTCAGGTCTACTAGACTTGTTTGAGAAAGCAGGCTTGATGGTTAAAGAAGGCAACAGTCTTGTTTATACAACTAACAGCGGCGAGACTATCAAAAAGTTTCGTAAGGGTTGGGAACGCAATGACGATGGTTGCTTAGACCGTGTAATGGCTGAACATCAAGCCAGAAACGCAAACAAACTTAGCAGTGTTGCTACAGACGATTCGGAGCAAGAAACAGAATGAGTTTATCATTAGTTCATGACCTATGGAAAGCAATGCGTTCAAGCATTGAAACAGGCGACTTGAATGAAGCGGCTGAGATTCTTGTGAACTGTCTTATCGACAACGATTTTGACAAGGCAGAAATCAAAGCCATGTTTAAGCGCGACCCAGCAGTGCAAGAAGCACTATCATTTTTCGTAGAAACACCAGTTGATAGTCTATATCATAAAGACGAAGATGACGATGAAGAACTGTACGAAGATGACCACTATAGTGATGAGGATGACGACGGTTACTAATGAACTGGTACTCACGCATCACAAGTGACTTGTCAGTAATTCCAGATTTTCTAACTCACTATGAAGGTGAGTTAGTATCTGCTAGGGCTGATGTAAAAGTATATGGCAATGTTGAAAAAAACATTGCCAATCTTCCTGGCGTCACTGAATTTCGATTCAATCAACTTCAAGAAATTGAGGCAGTGTTGAACTATCTCAATATCAAACTGCGACAGATTCGCAGAAAGCATTTTCAAAAATATCTAGAAAACTATAACAGAGCATTGACTAGTCGTGATGCTGAAAAGTATGTTGATGGTGAACAAGAAGTAATTGATTTTGAAGTTCTCATTAACGAAGTTGCCCTTTTGCGTAACAAATGGTTAGGCATATTAAAGGGCATCGATGCTAAACAGTGGCAATTAGGTCACATTGTCCGTTTACGTACAGCGGGAATGGAAGATATCTCAATTGGGTAAGAATTGGGTAAGAATTATTTGATTTATTGATGGTAATGTTGTAAACTATACAAATTACATACTAGAGGCTGCAATGGCTACTAACAGCAACAATCTTTATAACAATATCACGATAATTAACGATTTGGCTGATTTATTTTCAGAGGTAGAGGACAAACCAGTCTTAACATTTAAAACTAACGCCGACTTATTAGTAATGAGTTGCGCAGGATACCGTTTGCGCAAAAAACATGAAAGCGCAGTAGAAGGCACTTCAGACGCCTGGCGCTTCAAAACAATGTCAATTACTGATTCATCTCTCTATCGCTATATTATTGCAGAAGATTATGAAATGGCTGATAAAATTCGAGACCATTTTCAAAAGAAACTACTTGTGTTGACATTGAAAGGACCACTGTCACCTTTCCGCACAGACCTGTCGAATTTCTTGAATTCGACCTGGCAGACTAATGACATATTCACTTATCCTATCAATTTCATAGGCATGACATATAGGTTGCCTTATCTGTATGCGTATGACATGGCTTTGCAAGAAATCTTTGAAGGAGACTATTTTACTATTACAGGTCCACTACACGTCAACGAGGAAAAAGTTCTAACGCATATCAAAACAGTAAAATCATATCGCAAACAACCTAAGATTGTTGAGTATTGGTTCAAGGATGACAAAAACAATCGCGTCATGGTCAGCGTTGAAGAACATAATCCATTGATTAGTGTGTTTGATATGCTAGTAACTAAACCTGTCAAGATTTCAGCACATTTCGGTATGCGTATGCGAGATGAAATGCAATACTATAACGCCCCTGTTTGGAAATACGTACCATAAAATATGAATACTAAAACTGTTGTAGATTTACTATCACTTTACCTGCAACAAACTTATAAGACTGAACCCGCAGTCTACACTAAGGAATCCTCATTAGGGTATGAGTATAAAATACTCACGTTTTGGTATAGAAACGAAGAGTTTGAAATAAAAGTGTATGGGCCTGATTTTATTCTTGTACGCAAGGGCAACTTTCCAGGTACTGTAAGTGTTAATCTCTGTGACGCTAGACAAGAAATCGACAGCGTATTACAACAATACTAAGGATATAAAATGATTACTGCACAGCAAGTTGCAACTCACTTAAAAACCAACGTGGATTTCGTTAGGTTCAGTAAACTAGTACACGCATTAGGTCCTCAACTTAACACAGAACAACTGCGCTTCCTCAAGGCTCGCATTCTTGAAAAGTCACTAGAGCAGTACAGCAACGGTGTATTAAAATATGTCGCTACTGATGGTTGCGACTTCCTACTACCTCAACTAGACAACACCAAGATGGAAATGAAGTTTGCCAATGGTGCATTGTTTGGCAAGAAAGGAAAGATGCGTAAGAACACGTCCATCATTCTAATGAATAGTATGGGCAACCGACAGTACCATGAATTGCCTGATGCATACGCAGATTTTCTATTGTTCGTCAGTGATTCTGGCGCTGTCTTGTTCGATAAACCTACACTATCAAAACATCTTATTCCAAGTGGTGATAGCATTACCGCTACGTTACCAACTGAATTAGGAATCGTTATCGCTGACCCTACTATTATGGCGCCAGGGCAAAGTCAAGCATACATTGATTTTATCAAGCAATTAGACAAATCTGTTGAAGCCTACGCGGCGCAGATTACGTAAGTTATTGATTTATAACGGTTTTTTAGTAGGCTTGACTTTGGGTCATTTTGGGTCTATAATGTATTCATAGACTAAGAGAACGGGAGACAGTTATGAAACTTGTTATCAGGACCCAGGAACGTGAAAATTACGGTA